GAGAAAGCCAGGGACTACGAGGCCGAATACAGGGAGTACCACGGCAAGCCCGAGCAGATCAAGCGACGGGCACAGCGCAATGCGGCCCGCAGGAAACTAGGGCTCAAGCACGGAGATGGCAAAGAAGCCGATCACAAAAATCCACTCAGCAACGGCGGTTCCAACAGCAAGCGAAACCTTCGGGTAGTGAGCCGGAGCACCAACCGGCACAAGGGGGCAAAACGATGAAAGTCAAAGAATTGATTGCCATATTGCAGCAATACGACCCAGAGGCAAACGTCACCATTTCGGCAGAAGGTGTTGTCCGCGAGATCGATGACGTCCATGACAATGGCTGGAAGAACAACGTGACAATTGCCAACGAAGATTAAATTTCTATCACAGCCTCTTGTTATCGATTTTGTAGAACCGCATCAAGTACCCATCAAGTAGGAAGTCTCTCATGCCACAATCCCCCCAGCCCCCAGCAGCCCCCAATGGTGGTATCTATCCGAAATTCATCCAGAGCCCAAGGGCGCTCGCTGGCCAGCAGTACGGGCGCTCAGGATTGCAGTACTTCATGCCGGGGTGGATCAAACGCGACTTCCTCCCACAGCTGCAGGGTCAAGCCCTGTTCAAGACCTACACCGAGATGGGCGATAATGACGCCTACGCAGGAGCAGCCCTCAGCGCCTTCGCAGTCTTCATCCGCCGCGCCCACTGGAAGGTGGATGCGGTAGACGATGCCAACAAGGATAATGGCTCTGCGGAGTTCCTGCAGGAATGCATGGCTGACATGACCCACAGCTGGCAGACCATCATAGCCACAGCCGCCCGCGCGGTGCCTCAGTACGGATTCCTCCCCCTGGAGCTCGTCTACAAGGAACGAGCCGGAGATCACGAAGATGAACGGATGTCCTCGCAGTACGATGACGGCCTCATAGGATGGTCCAACCTTGCGTACCGGGCTCCGGACAGCGTTTTTCATTGGGACTACGACCCCCAGGACGTAACCCGTCTATTGGGATTTACCCAGCTGGCAGCACCAGACTACAAAACCACATTTATCCCTATCCAGAAGATCCTCCTCCTCAGATCAGACCCTGGCAAGGACTCACCAGAAGGCCGGTCAGTCCTGCGATCTGCATGGCGATCTTGGAGGACTAAGAAATATCTTGAAGATTATAGAAATATAATTATAGAGAGAGGCGGTGCGGGAATACCGTGGGCTGAGGTGCCGGGAAATATCTGCAATGCCCCATTCATAGATCCGAGTACCCCCGAAGCAGAATCCGCTCTAGCCTCTTATAATAGCCTGGTCGAGACCCTGACCAACATCACAACAGATGCCCAGAAGTGGATCATCACCCCCCAAGTCTGGGACCAGAATGGGAACCCCACGATCAAGATAGGGTTCCTGCAGCCGTCCACAAATGGCGACATCGTCAACCACATTACCAGTTCTATTGAGGCCGAGGCGAAAGCCATCCTCATGAGCACGTTCACGGAGTTCCTGGCGCTCGGGATGGGAGGAACTGGCAGTCTTGCTCTCAGCAGGGATAAGACGGACAACTTCACGCTAGCAGTCGAAGCCAACTTGCAGAGCTTCCAGGAGTCGATCAACAACCAAGCAGTCAGACGGCTATTCGCCCTCAACCCACATTTCGAGTTCGAGAAGGGTACACCCATGCCCAGGATCGTCTATGATCCTATTGTCCCCATAGCCACCCAGGATGTAGTGGCTATCCTGAGTCTCTTCGAGAAAGCTGGTTGGGATCTATCACAGCAGAAGGGAATACGGGACACCATCATCGACAACCTGGGCTTGCCAAACTATGTGGAGCAGGAGACGAACGACGCTCTGCAGGAACACGGCGACAGCCCCATAGCGAGCCTGCTGGATGGCCAGAGCGCAATAGACGCGATATTGGGTGGTGCAGAATTTGCTCCATCCGGTCGATAGTCTCTACCCCTGGCTGATCGTCGTTCTATCGCTCCTGGGTGCCCGGCTGGTGTCCAGCGCGACCAGACGCACCCGGAAGATCGGTTTTGCGATATGGGTGGTCAGCAACGGGATGATCGGGTTTGGCTTTTACCAGACCGGCGACATCCCCCAGGCGCTCTTGTTCCTGGTGGGGTACGAATACTACAACTTCAGAGGATTTCTGAATAATCGGAGGGAAACATGATTTACGTTCTGACTTATCCCGAGACGGTTTGGGAGAGACTTAAGTTCCACATCAGAGGCATCGTCCCGACCGTACTCTGTGGCGAGATCCGCCAGGGTCCTGGCGTCGTAGAATGCGTTACGGGCGAGGATTCCTGCATCACCATTCCCATGAACCGGGTTATGCAAGTGATTTGGGAGTCGGGCTACAAGAATGCCTTCGAACAGGCCCAGAAAGAGTACTTCGACGGTCTGGCAAAATCTATGGCCGGGATGGCGGTTGTCCCGGCTGGATGCACTTGTGGCGAAGATGAAGATGATTGCGATTGCGCCATAGGGCCATATACGGCATCATCCGCCGCAGTGGACGGCTACAACTGAGAGGCCCAAATGCCCAGCTACACCCTCGATCTCGATAGGCGCGTAGATGCACTGATCGAGCTTATAGACTGCCCGGTGAGGTGGTCGAGCAAAGAGTACGTCCTCTCCCTAGCAGACCATCTCGTGATGCGATGCGATGACATGAGCCGCCCTGATCTGAGTGCCCGTGTCGTGGCGAAGGTAACCGAGATCATATGAACTCCGAACTTCTCTCTCTGATCCGAGCAACCGGCTACTTGTCGGATGGGGACCTCACCGATCAAGCCAGATACGACCTGCTTACCCCCACATTCTGGCGCAGAGCTCGAGCTCTGGGCTATGACCTGCCGGATCTGAGGCGCAAGCTCTGGCGTGCTGCCGGCAGACCAGAGACCTTCCTTCTGTCCCAGCTCCCCCAATCAGAGATCGAGAAGGCGGTCCGGAACAAGTCCAAAGAAGAGGACCCCAGGAAGAGGATCAAAGAGACCGCCGCTATCATCGCTTTGCTCTACAAGCGAGGCGAGAAGGCCATCAAGGCAGCCATCGACAGCAACCTCGATAACCCGGACAGGCTGCGATCTCTCACAGACCGGATCCGGCGAGAGCTGCTGGTGAATGCGGCCTCATGGCTGGGCACATCTATACCTGGTCTTTATCTGGCAGGATCTCGGGCAGGATCACTCCAGGGGCCTCATGCCAAGGCTGCTCAGGCGATGGCCACTCAGGAGATGAACCGCTTCCGGGAAGTGGATGCTCAGCTCTCCAGACACATAGAAGAGGTCATAGCCGAATCGGAGAAGAGACGGGCACAGGCAGCGCTGGCTAGCAAGAAGGTGGACTATTCCGGTCTGAAAGGCAGGATCATAGGTCACAAGACGATAGACGGCAAAGATCTGGGGATCGCAGATTACATTCAGATGGTGGCGATAACAGCTGCTAGGAACTCATTTAACGAAGGCTCCATCAACCGGGCAGTCGAGCAGCAGGAGGATTTGGTCCTGATATCCCGCGAGATCAGATCGAACACCTGCAGCGTGTGCCGCGAGTGGGCGGGGAAGATTGTGTCCATATCTGGAAGGTCGAAAGAGTACCCAGCGCTCGACACTGCATTAGAGGAGGGGCTCATGCATCCGAATTGCATTCATCACATTTTGCCAATTAATTACCCTGGATCGACCTAAAATGTTTCCTGAAGAAGATTTCGAAGCCCGCGAAGCCCACCGGGCTATGGCAGCTCGCTGTCGGGCATTGATGGATGACTGGCAGGCTCTGAAAGAGATGGGCCGCGAAGCCGAAAGATACTGCTGAGGCAATATCATGATTATGCGCATACCCCTCCTGAGAACCGTCTGCAAGGCCATCGCAGCCAAAGCAGACTGGGACGAGTCCAAGCACCCACGAGCCGATAACGGCCAGTTCGGGTCCGGTGGCGGTGGCTCATCGAAGCCCAAGAAGCCCTCCAAGACCCGGCGCAAGATGGAACGGAGGGAGGAAGCCGCATCGCAGGCCAGGGTAGGCGGAGCAATCCAGTCGCTGTTGTCTGGTGGGAGTGCGCTGGATAAGATCGGGTGGCTGAGCACGTCTCAGAAGGAACCCGAGAAGCCAGCCACAAAGCCCAAGGAAGAGGCCGCACCGGTCAAAGAGCCCAGCAGACAGGAAGCGCCCAAGCAGCTGGAGAAGCCAAAGGTGGAAGAGACGCCTAATAACCCCATGGCCCAAAGCTCTCATGTGGATAGGGACAGTAAACCTAATGCAGAAGGCAACACTCTGTCGGATGACATAGTACAGGCTCGCTGGGAGAATAGCGAGTTCAATAGTGGTGGAGATGTCCCCACAAAAGACGACCCTGCTGAGATCGATTCTTATCCTTACTGGTATGGGGACGATGAGCAGACCTCCGAGGAAGCCCCCGCAATAACATATTTCCATAACGGTGTTCAAATGTATGCGCCAGCTGACCCAGATCTACGCGGCATGAATCGCATCGGTGACGATGCTATAGAGCGGGCTATTAATTCAGTGCCCCCGAAGCTCAGGGAGTATATCGAAGCAATTCAAATCAATCCCTATGCAGAGGTGGATATGACTGCCAGAGCCCAGGCGGAAGGCTCAACCATCATTCTCTTTGGAGATCAAGAAAAGTACGACGCCAAGGAGACGGAAGAGGAATTGCCCTACATATTCAACCACGAGGCGGCACATCTGTTCGATCAGGGGAATAAGCGAATATCTGCAACCGAAGAATACAAAGACGCAATAGCCGCCGATGGAAACCACGTCACGTCTTACTCAGAGGGTGCGATGAAGCTTGACGGCATCAACGGCAGGAACGGCAAGGCGGAGGACTTCGCAGAGGCTGTAGCAATATATCACCAGGACAAAGAGGCGTTTAGCAAAAAGCACCCCAATAGAGCGAAGGTGCTAGATAAGATCTTCCAAGAATAAACGTTTCACCCTAACACGGATTATCACTATTTTATTCGGTGCATCCCAATGACCCAATCCAAAATAGACCCCACAAAGGTCTGGTGGCTCGTATGAGCACAGTATCAATATTATCGAAATCTCTGGACTACCAAGACGTCCATGTCCCCCGACTAGGAGGCAAGATTATGTCAGATGAAAAAGAAATATTTCGAGAAGACGATGAAGATACAGAGATGGAAAAAGGAAGCTCTGATCTCGATTTCGTCCGCGAAAGACTAGAGGACGAATCAGGGGGCATGGAGGCATATCGCCAGGCCCTTGATGCGGTCCAGGACCCGCAGCTCAAAGAGATCCTGCAAGCCATCCAGACCGACGAGCAGAAGCATCAGGCCGCTCTGGAACAGTGGATGCAGGAGCACGGCGAGGGCGAGGAAGGCCCGGAGGAAGAGGCAGCCGTCGAGGAAGAGCCCGAAACCCTCTCCGAAGAGGAAGAGGAGCCCCTCGACAAAGAGGATGACATCTTCCCCGATGAAGAGGAGGAGATCTCCGGCGATGATGCCAGCGATCTCATAGACGACATCAGGGAAGTCCTGGCAGAGCATGAGGCAGAGGCCGAGCCCGGAGAGGAGTCCTTAGACAAAGAGGACGACGAAGAGGACGAAGATGAAGACCTCCCCGAGTTCCTGAAGGAAGACGACGATGAAGAGGAAGACGAGGACGAAGTAAGCAAGGTCATGAAGTCCTACCGGGTGCCTATCATCAAGACCGCTAGAGATCAGCAGATCGTCTATGGAGTCGTCTCAGAACCCGGAGTCGAGGACCTGCAGGGTGACAT